CGAAATCGACCAGCTTTGCATTGGCAAGCGATGGCACCAACGTGCGCCAGAAATGCATCGATGTGCTCGCTCATATTGAAGACAATCTGCGCGGCGAATTCATGACCAGCGTGCGCTGTCTTTGCTCGCCAGAGTTCTTCGAGAAGCTCACCGGCCACACCAAGGTTGAAAAAGCGTACGAGAATTTCCAGCAAGGGGTGATGTTGCGTGACGACGTGCGTGCCGGATTTACTTTCGGCGGCATTACCTTCGAAGAATATCGCGGCCAGGCCACGGATGGCAACGGTGCCAGCCGCCGCTTTATTGCCGCCGGTGAAGCGCACGCATTTCCGGTGGGAACCGTAGACACCTTTGCCACCTACTTCTCGCCGGCCGATTTCAACGAGACCGTCAACACGCTGGGTCAGCCGTTGTACGCGAAACAAGAACCCAGGAAGTTCGAGCGCGGCACTGATCTGCACACGCAGAGCAACCCACTGCCGATGTGCCACCGCCCAGGGGTGCTGGTCAAACTGAGCATTGGCTGAACGGCGATGTCGGGGTCTCCTTTCGCCCGGGCGGCCGCTCGGCTCTTCGCCAGGCTCGGGGCGCAGGGTGTCTACCGCTTTGGCGATGGGCGCGCAGTGCCGGTGCAGCTCATCACTCGCCAAGTCGATGTGATCGAGTCTTTCGGCCAGAGTCGTCTGGCGGTGGATACGCAGCGATTCGATGTGCAGGCGGCCGAGGTGGCGCAACCCGTGGAGGGTGACACTTTGACCCTTCATGGGCAGCGCTACCGCGTCATCGGTGCGCCCCTGGCCGACCGCGAGCGCTTGGTCTGGACCCTGACGGGTGCGCCGCTGTGAGATGGCTGTGAGGTTGTCATGAGGTTGCTTGCCGCGCTCTCGGGGAGTCTGGAGAAGATGATGAGGGACGAAATCACCCTGGCCGAGCGCTCAGTCACGGCCAGTGTGCGTGAATCGGCTGATGGTTTGAAGTCCGAGTTGCGCGCGCAAGTTACCGCTGCGGGCTTGGGTGTGCGGCTGGCCAATACCTGGCGTTCTCGGGTCTATCCGCAGGGCCGGCCCAGTATTTCTGCGGCGGGCATGGTGTGGTCCAACGCACCCACCATCGTTCGAGCTTTTGATGAGGGACCGGTGATCCGTTCCAAAGACGGGTTCTGGCTGGCGATTCCCCTGCCGGCTGCGGGCAAAGGTCGACGCGGCAAGAAACTCAACCCTGGTGAGTGGGAGCGTCTGCATGGCCAGCGCCTGCGTTTTGTCTACCGGCGCGGCAGGCCTTCGCTTTTGGTCGCCGATAACCAAAGGGCGCGCGGCGGCAAATACGGCGGTAAAGGTGGCGGTAAGGGTGGCGGATTCACGCGCGCGGGCGACAAAGCTGTCGCGGCAGGGCGGGTTGCGACGGTGGCGATCTTTTTATTGGTGCCGCAAGTGCATCTGCGCAAACGCCTGAACATCGACCCGGCTGGCAAACGCTGGATCGATGCGCTGCCCCACCGGGTGGTCCGTCTCATGCAAGCAGGAGACGCGGCATGAGCCCGCGTGAGTCTGCTCTGCGTGCGTTGCTGGTTTTGCTGGAAGGTCTGCCCTTGCCATCCGGGGCAGTCAAACGCAACAGCGCCGTCCCTGAGCGCGTGAGCGATCAGACGTTCGTCATCTTGCGTGATGGCGAAATGGGCGAACCGGACGTCACGCTCTCGCCCATCACGTATCACTGGCAGCACGAGGCGAGTGTGGAAATATTTGTAGCCGATCCGGATGCCGCCCAGCGCGATGCACGGATGGATGCGCTGCTCGTGAGTTTGGGTGAACAACTGGCCGCTCATCCTGCGCTGGGTGGTGCGGTGGATTTCTGCAGCGCTGGTGCGCCGAAATTTGAAGACCTTCCCATTGAGGGCGCAGTCGGTATCAAGACCTGCGTGCTGCCACTGATCTTGCATTACAGCAGTGCCAGTTCCTTGGCCTGATGACTTGCTGATTCGTTTTAACTTTTACAGGAGAAAAAAATATGGCCCGTGCCTATGGCGCGAACGCCAGTCTATTGGCTGCGTTCGAATTGATTTATGGAGCCGTCCCCAGCGGGGACTGCTGGAAGTTGCCCTTTGTCTCAACGTCGCTCGGGTCCGAACAAGGGCTTATTGCCAATGACCTGATCGGTCTTGGACGAGACCCGAGCGCCCCTATCCGCGATGTGATCAAGGTCGAGGGCGATATCGTCGTGCCGCTGGATGTGAACAACATCGGTGTGTGGCTAAAGGCCTTGTTGGGCAGTGCCACGGTCACGGGCAGCGAGCCTGATACCGATGCACCGTACACCCACACCTTCGTCTCCGCAAAGCCAGTCCTCGCCAGCCTCACTCTGGAGACCGGCCTGGCTGATATCCCGGCTTATTTTGTTGCCAGCGGCGTGATGGCCAACAGCCTGCAGGTGAGCTTTGCGCGCTCGGGTGCCGCGAATGCCACGATCGGGCTCATTGCCCAAGGGGAAATCCGCCACGCGCAATCTCGGGATGCCGCACCCAGTACCCGGGAGTTGCTGCGGTTTAACCAGTTCCAGGGCGCGATCAAAAAGGATGGCCAACCTCTGGGCAACGTCGTCTCAGCCCAGCTCACGTATTCAAACAACTTGGAGCGGATCGAGACCATTCGCTCTGACGGTCGCATCGAGGGGGCGGATCCGACGGTGGCCAGCCTCACCGGAAATCTGGAAGTGCGCTTTGCCGACACGCAGTTGATTGATGCCGCCACCAACAACACGCCGCTGGAACTCTCCTTTGGCTACGTGATTGATGCGGCTCGGCGCATCACCTTCACAGCCCACGAGGTTTATCTGCCCAAACCCAAGATTTCGATCTCAGGGCCTGGCGGTATTCAGGCCACCTTTGATTGGCAGGCCGCCAAAAATGCCGCCGCAGGTCGGATGTTCACTGTGGAACTCACCAACGATATCGAGGCTTATTAAAAGGAAAGACTGATGTTGAAACTCAATCTCAAACGCGAGCCTTATTGGCTCGACCTCGCGCACGGTGTGCGGGTCAAGGTCAAACCCGCCTCAACTGCATTGGTGATGGCTGCACGCCATGCGGCCTCACGAATCGAAGGCGACAGTACTGAGGCCTCTGGCGTGCGCACCGCGACGTTGATTACAGAACTCGCCAAATCCTCGGTGATCGAATGGGAGGGGGTGGCCGACGACAAGGGTAAAGCTGCGGCCGTCAACGCGGAGGGCGTGGACGCACTGATGGAGTTGTGGCCGCTGGCTGAAGCGTTCGAGCGCAAGTACCTCGCCCCCCTGTACGCACTGGACGCAGAAAAAAACGTCTAGCGGCCCGTGCGCGCTGGCACTGCGCCTCGGGCCCGCAGTATTGCGCCGCGTGTCCAGCACCCTGTGCCCAATGCCCGTACCGGGTGAATGCGCCCGAGACGATTGAGGGTTGGCAGGCGTGGGAGGTGTTTCTCCACTGCCAGGGCCAGGTGCGCGCCGTGGGCAGCGTGGTGGCCGGGCTGGATTTGAATGCCGCACTCACGCTCACGCGCGCACTGGACTACGACCTGCGTGCTTGCGCGCATCTGCTCCCAGCCTGCGAGATGGGGATGCTCGAAGGCTTGGCCGAACAAATGAAATCGAATGACTGAACCCGAATGACTGAACCCGAAGGAATGAAACCCCGTCATGGCTGAACGCAATCTCGCCATTCGCCTGGCCGTCATCGATGGCGGCAAGGTAAAGGCCGAACTCACCGAGGTCGGAGAAAAAGGCGAGCACTCCTTAAAGCGCATCGAGGCCGCTGCACGCCCAGCCTCCGAGGGTTTGAAGCTGGTGGACCGTGCCGCCAACGATGCGTTTGCCGCACTCGGAGATGCCACCAGCCGATTGGGGCCACTGGGCACCGCCTTGTCCCGGATCGGTCCTGCGGGTTTGATTGCGGGGGGCGCCCTTGCCGGACTCACCTTTGGCTTGTCGCGCCTCGTCTTGCCGGTCGCCGATGTGGGCGAAGAACTCAACAAACTCGCGCAAAAAACCGGCGTCTCGGTCGAAGCTTTATCAAAGCTGCGTTATGCGGCCGACCTGTCAGATGTTTCCTCCGAGTCGCTCACCAAGGCGTTACGCAAACTCTCCGTCTCCCTGTTCGATGCCAAGATTGGCGGCGAAGAAGGCGGCGCGGCCTTGAAAGCCATGGGCATCCGGGTAACGGAAGTTGGCGGCCCGATCCGCGCTACCGAAGAAGTGCTGCTTGATCTGGCGGAGAAGTTCGCCGCCATGCCCGACTCGGCCGAGAAAGCCGCCATGGCAGTTCGTATCTTCGGCCGCGATGGTCTGGCCATGATCCCGATGCTCAACCAGGGCCGGGATGGTTTGAACGCGATGATGGAAGAAGCGAATCGCTTGGGCCTCGTGATGAGTGCCTCGGCCGCCCGCGCCGCCGAAGAATTCAATGACAACTTGAAACGCCTGCACGCGGTGACCGAAGGCGT